AAGGATTCAGAGGTATCGGTGAGATCAACATCAGAAGAAGCAAACCCGCTACGAGTCGTCTGTGTCGCACTAAAAATTGGTACGTTAGCTTCAACTGCAAGACCACGAAGTTCTTCAGCGATTGCTTTGATGTAGGAGTATGAGTTGACGTTACTCCCTGCTCTGTATCTGGATGATGCACAAATATTTAAATAATCTATGAATATTATATCAGGTTTAAATGCCTTTTTCAACGAGAGTTCACTTAGTAAAGCCTTGAAATGTCCAGCATGTGCAGATGCGGTTGGATATTCTTTGATGATTAATGATCCTTGAGTCTTCTTTGCAAGATTTGTAACCTTACTTTCAAACAATGGTTTAGGTAAATCTATAATCTCTTGTATGTTTACGTTTAGGAGATTTGCATCAATACGTTCTGCAATCTTTTCTTCAGCCATTTCTAGAGTGATGTATAAAACATTCTTCCCATCTAAAAGGACTGAACTAGCATGATGACACATAAACAAAGATTTACCGACACCAGTGCCTGCAAGAGCAATATTGAGCGTTTTGTTTGGTAAACCTCCTTTTGTAATCTTATTAAAGAATTCAAGGTCAAATTGAATTCTACTTTCTTTCCTGTTGTAGAGTTCGTATCTTTCTTCATAGTCCTCCAAATAATCGTGTCCAACATTACGATTAAAAGAGACAGATAATGCGTCAGATAAAATACTTGGAATTGCATCACGATTCTTTTTGTCGTCTTGACCATCAGCAATCTTGATTGACTCCATCAAAGCCAAATATATTGCACGATCACGACACCACTTTTCGGTGGTATTACTTAACCATTCAAAGTCACACTCAATATCTTGTAGATCATTTATTGTATCATTAATACCTTTTACTTCATTCTGACTTACATCTCGTCTATCTTCTATCTCTATTAATAGTATTTCTTTGGTAATTAAAGTGTTGTACTCTGAAGCATATTTAGCGATATGTTCAAATACAACTTTTTCATTTCGGTCACTGAAGTAATTTGGTTCAATAAAAGGTAATACTTTTCTTAAGTATTCTTCATTGAAAACCAAGTTTCTTAATATAACTTTTTCAATACGATCCATTTAAACATAATGAAAGTAAGTGGTCAAAATATACTTTGTACCTGATTTAACTGGTAGTCCAGCATGAGGAAATGTCCATAGACAAGGAAAAATTAAAACACTGCCAGTTTTAGGATGAATCATTTTGCCATCAACAAACTCAGTTTCACCTCCAGTAAAATTATCATTGAGATAAACAAGAAAGGCAAGCCATCTTCTTGCAGATGCGTAATCAGAAACATCAACATGAGTGTTGAATGAATCTCCAATATCATATTTTTTAATACGCATCTCTTCAAATCCATACTTAGGAGGCAATAAACCATCATAGTATCCTATATCAGAAAGATACTTCATACCTACTTCAGAAAATTTTTGATATAAACTAGAATATTCTGGTAAGTCTCCTATGTTTCTTTGATAAAAATTTGGTTTATGATCTCTTTCTATTCTTTCACTCTTTTCATCAACCAAATTAATTAGTTGTGAACATATTGATTCTGAAAGAAAATCATCATAGGTTTCAACGAAGTCACTCTCCGTAACTAAATTCTTCATTCGCAGCTTCTTCAAGTTTTTGCATTATTTCTTCCGTGAAATATTTGTCAGGATCGGCAAGAATAGCAGAAGGATAAACGGAAGATTCCCCAACAACAATCCGATTGCCCTTGCGTTTGAATACTCCATATCGTTCACCCAACTCCAATAAGCCGTAATATCTGTCAAGTCCACGTTCGTCATAGAAAAGACGTATTTCAACATTCTTGTTCTCCTTACTTAAACGCGACTTATGAGTCTTTGCCTTGATAATGTTTCCAACGACATCTTTTCCGTCTTTCTCTTTTTTCTTTGAGAGGTAGATGATAGTAGATGCTGCATACTTGAGACCGCTGCCTCCTCCCATTTCTTTAGTTGGGATGTAAGATCCGATAACATCATAGGTGTGATTTGTGACTATAAGTGGAATGTTTGCTTGACCAAGTTTAAGAGTAAGCATACGGAATGCACCTTTGACAAGTTGGGATTTGGTCATATCCCGAACCATCTTATCATTTAATGTATCAGTTATCTCTTTATCTGTAGATAACATACCTAGAGAATCTAATACAAACATACAAGGTTTGCGATTCTCATCATCTGTCTTTAAATATATATCAACTGCTTTAAGTGCCTTACTACGAAACTCCTCTATGGTAACTACACGAACTACAACAAGTCTATTGGTATCAATTCCACGAGACTCAAGGAGTGTTTTTGTAACTGCAGCCTCAGTATCAAAGTAGAGACAATACCCATCAGGATTGTTATCCAAAAAGTTTTTGACAACAGCAAGGGAAAAATAAGTCTTACCAGTGCTGCTTTCGCCAGCAATTGCAGTGATCTTGTTACTAGATACGCCACCAAATATACTCCCTGATACAAGTCCATTAAAAATGTACGAACCTGTGTCAATAAAGTTTTCAGTCTCGTCAATATTTGAGGCGAGTTGTGTGTATTCATCACCAATCTCTTTTACTATCTCTTTTAAAAAATCCATTAAATTACCATCCCATGTTTTTCACGAAGTATTTTCTTGTAAGGCCCGCCAGGATTTTCATCCATAACTTCTTTTACTAATCTCAACTTATTATAAAGTTTTTCCGCATCTATATTTCTTTTGCCAAGTCCATCGCCTGCCATTTTTTCAGTTATTCTAACTAGGATTGCTAGTTCTCTGTCATCAATAGGTAAGTCCATTATACGAAAAAGGATTCAAGGTTTACAGTTCTTTCTGCACTCCAACCGATGGAGTCCAAAATAATTTTCAAAGGTTCAAGAAACGATTTCTCAAATTGTAGATCATAATCTATGTAGTTGTCAAGTTTAAGTTCATTTGGAAACTGTTGAATGAAAGAAATTACATTCTCTTGTATTGGATTTGGTTTCTTTAAGTAACAAAACTTAACTTTCTCACCATTATTAATGAGAGAATACTTCTTGGTGAGTTTATTCTTTTTAACATAGTGATTGAAAAGAAGAGCACCGCGAGCATGAATCGGTGTTCCCTTTTCATAGATTGCATTGACACTCCGATACTTAGTCACACTACTAACAGTTCTTGGAAATGATATTTCCTCTGGTGGAAGTGATCTAAATTTTGTTCTACAACTTTCAATAAAATCAATCACATCATCTTCAGTCTTTGTCATGATAAGATTTAAAACATCTTTGATCATCTTTCTACATGGTGCAGGGGTAGATGATTTAACTGCTTCAATACCCATCATCTTCAGTTTAGGTTCCGCATAACGAACACCTTCACTATCCCACACATTCAAGATGTATCTTTTCTTTGCAGTCCAGATACCACGATCCGCGATATTCTCACGTTTCATGATCATTTTTTGTTCGTAGGCGTTGACGTAGCTGGCCAGTTTTTGGTAAGAACTCTCAATATAAGGCTCAAGTTTAGTTTGAGACACCTTATCA